TTGGGATAATATTTCATCTGCAATTACATTAAGATGGGCACCTAGACGTTGGCAACGTTCGGGTTTGGGTGGTGGGGTGTCGTGGCCAATTCGTTTGTTTACGGTAGCTTTGACTGTGTTGATGGGACGTTGATCCGCGACAGAGGGCGGGGGAACCCCAACCACTGGGGGAAGTAGTCCTTGAACTAAGTTAATTGGTGTTGGCTCTGGCCAGGCTCCGTCGTCATGCGGGATTGTTGGGTTCAGACATTGTGGTGGTAAGTCTACTTCAGGGTAAGTCTGCCCAACCTCTTCGAATTGGTGTGGATGCTTTGGTTCTTCTTCTTCGATCAACCATAGGACTGTGGCAATGATGTTACGAACTTGCTGTGAAATGATGGCAAGGCAACTGTTTCCGACCGCATAGTCTTCTAATATACTATCCAAAAATTTAAGGCCGGTCACAATTTTCTTCTTGCCAGTTTTATAACCTTGTATAACGGGTTCGTAAACCATGGTGATGAACATTGTGTAAAGTGGGTGGTTTGCGCCTTGCAAAACCTCGTTCATGTTGCGGATGGCTGTGGGTATTTTTGCGTCTGACAGTGTTGCCTTTCCGAGGCGATGTTGGGCGTCAATAGCTGCAAGTCGGCTGTTTCGGGCTGTAACGATGTCTGCTCTTGACTGGAAGGCCAAGAGTAAGACAACATCAGCATAACTTATGGAAACATTTAATAGTGCTGCAGCACGACCTAGCATATCGCCATAGCGCTTTGGTTCGTCAGTGCGTGAATCCATGATGAGTTTGTCGACATGTTCAGTGAGTGCGATTAGATTTGAGTGTTCGACGTCTGGTACGACAGTCATGTAATCAGGGTAGATGTTGGGTTTGGTTTGGTGAACCACTCCGTTCTCGATGCTAACAATTACATAGGGGCCAACCCATGACACAATAGTGTGTGGAAAATCGGCAATAACAATCAATGGGTCAGCATCATCATATAATTTATCAGCAGAATCGGTGGTTGTCACCTTGAGGCGTCCACCAGCTCGCTCAACTTTGCAATTAAACAAGGGGTG